CTTGTCGATCAACTAATCCCCAAGGACTAAGTCTTTTAACGTAACTTTCTCCTAGCATACGATTAATGCGATTAACAAGATAAGGAATATCAAAGAACCTTGTATTCCATCCTGTGACTACATCTGGGCTGTGTTGTTGTGAGGACCAATGCGTAATAAAATTAATAAGTAAATCATCTTCACGATCAAACTTACGATAGATGACAAGATTATCTTTCATATATGATTGCTCTACATCATAATCACCTAGACCCCAAACATAATATGTTTCACCGATATTGCTTTTCATAGCAATTGATATAACTTTATGATCGGCTTTTTCTGGCTCTGGGAATCCATCGTCAGATGCAACCTCAATATCAATTGTTGCAACATTAATTGTGTTTCGATTAAATTCTATATTGCCAGGATAATAGTCATTAATAAAAGCTGGAATGTATTTTGTATTTCCATAGATTGTTTTACCTGATACGCCTTTATTAGCAGTAACATATTCGTTAGCTGTTCTCATAGATTCAAATCTCTTACCAGCATTAGCTACTCCGACAGGAGTTCCATCAAGAGCTTTCCATTTAGTTGGAAGATTTGTGGATGTAAAAAGGATTGGTTCGTATTTGACTTTCTTTTCAATTCTTCTACCATGATCATATCCTCGTAAGAGAATCATATTGCCATAGCGAGAAACATTTGTGTAATATTGCATTATGTATCTATTATACCATAGTTTACTTCAAATGTAAACCATTATTTTCAAAAAGGTGGGGCTAATTTCTTAGCCCCGCATGATTTTCAGTTTGAGACTTAATACAAAGATAACATAACAGTCAATGGCGCTAGGCCTATGCATGTTATTCCAATTATCAAAGCAGTTAAGGTCTCGGCAACGTCATCATATTTTTCAGCAATGCTTATAATATGTTTCATGTTGTTCTCCAGTAAATAGTTTAATACTTATCTACTGAGTGTCGCTGCTTGCCAGTCTATCCTTTCAGATATTCTTTCTTCTTTGATGCCCCAGCAGACCCTAATTCGATCTTCCTAGGACGCTTCTCTTCTGGTAGTTCTACTCTAGCATACACCACTAGTATTCCATCCTTTAGATCAGCACCGTCAATAACAACAAATTCAGAGAGTCGGAAGGACTTCTCAAATTTGCGGGACGATATACCTTTAAACGCAAAGTCACGCTCATCTTTACCCATTATACCAGAGACTTTTAAAATACCGTCTTTAAGTTCAAGATCGATATCGTCTTTAGTAAATCCAGCAACAGCAAGTTCGATTAAGAATTTCTCTTCATCGATTCTTACGATGTTGTGTGGTGGATAGTTATCAGTTCCGGATCTAGCACTTTGATGAATCCTTTCCAGGTCCTCAAATAAAGTATCAAATCCAACGAATAGTGAACGAGGCACGTTCAAGTTATTTCTTACCATTTTAATTCCTCCTATAATAGCAAGGTTGTCGAGAACCGGTCCAATACCGCATTCTTCGTATATATTTATAATAGCTTAGATGCTACTTTAAATAATTTGTGTAATTATACCAACTAACATTCCAGCAGTAAATATTGCTAGATATCCTAATAACGCTAATTGTTCGTCTATCATTTTGTTTTTTGGTATAAGTTTTAAATTTTTTAATTCTTTGACTGTTTGTTTTCCTGTCATTCCTGTTTTTGAGTGTTCCCAATATTATATTTTGGACAGAGCTCCCATTGTGATTTCTCCTTAAAGGGGATCACCTTAATTTGTCTTAATGGAGCGATATCTTTTGCTTTTTCAGGAGTAACTATTGATATGAGTCCCCAATCAGCAAGTAATGTTGATATTGTGTTTCTACGTTGTATATCGTTTTCTAATAAATTAGATGGCTTACCATCTAATAAAAAGAGCTCTTTGAAATGGACGATGAAGTATCTGCCTTGCTTATGTAATATATGACAAGACTGAAATAGCTTTTGGTCCTTTCGTGATGCGACTCCGATACGTGTTAATGTTTCACGTATTTTTAAAAAGTCGTCTGGTTCGTTGAGAGTAACTTCAAGCATGCTGCTTGGAGTCCAATCTGTGATTTGTATGTTATCGTTTTCCACCTTTATAAATCCTTTGTTTCAATTGTTCAATTTGTTCATTACTCATTAATGATAATGCAGATTTAGCCTTTTCATTACTATATCCATAATATTCTTTGATGAGTTCGAGATTGTCGACTTCACTGGCCTTAATCCATTTGGACCATCTCTTCTTCTTCCTTATTATATTTATAAAAAAATCAAATTGAAGGCGACTATCTAGGTGATGAAAACGATTCATTTCATTAGCAAATAAGATAGTATCTTGAAAATGCGATAATCCACGATTAATAATAAACGAATTGTATTCTTTTTCAGCAATATCATCTACCATAATATCTTTTTTAGATTCATTGATTGCTTTTAGATATTCAAATGGATTCATTTTCTTTTATATAAATTCTTGCTTGTTTTTCTGTGTCAAAGATTCTTTCGTATTTTACTTCATTATCTTCTAATCGAACAACTCTCCATCTTGTGACTTCTAAATCATACATAACTGGCCACATTTGATATGTTATTGTAAATTCCTCTACAGGCTCAAGAGTTCCTTTGTGTAGATTGTGTACATACTTCTTCATTTAAATTTTACTCCTGCCATAACTTCAGTTAGACATGCAACCATATTTAATTCATGGTCAGCAACAAAACTGTTTTTATATTGATAATCTGCCAGGATCAAAACCAATTGTGGTATTGATTGTGGCTCTACGAATTCGTTCATATTATCGTATATCTTACGAAACATTGCAGCAGGTTCTGTGTCAATATTATCTGCAACCCATTGTCTCATTTGTTTAAAGTTTTTAAGTTTAAGAGAGTTCATTAAAACATCTAATGAGATATCCGTTGCATTGACAAGTATTCCACTATCAATTTTACCAAAGTTTGAATATCTTTGTAATTCATTTAAGGTTCTACGAAAGTCTGGAAAATATTTAATAATCAGTTCAGCAAGAACTGCTGGATCCGAATTGATATTTTCAACTTTTAATATATGTTGTACTCTTTGCATAAACATACCAGCCAAAGCATCTCGTTCTTTCTTTGGCATAGCAAATTCAATAACACTACATCTTGAATGTAATGGTTCAATAATCCTATTCTTAAAGTTACATGTTAATATAAACCTACAATTAGTAGAGAATTCTTCGATGAATCCTCTTAATGCTGGTTGTGTTGATTGTGGGTTAAGGTAATCCGCTTCGTCAAGGATAACTACTTTGTAGCCACCCGATAAGGAAACTGACGAAGCGAATTGTTTGATTTTGTTTCTAAGTGTATCAATGCCTGATTCTTCTGACCCATTGATTACAATGTAGTCTAAATCAAGCTCATTACATAGTGCACGAGCAACTGTGGTTTTACCTGTACCTGCTGTTCCAGTGAGCATCATATTTTGAAGCTCTCCACCTGCAACTATATTTGAAAATGTTTTTTGTAAATCGTTTGAGAGTATACATTCTTCTATTTTTTTTGGTCGATATTTTTCAACCCATAGGAATTCATCCATTAACAACCTCCCACGATTCAACAGTATCTAATCGAAATGATCTCCATGCATCTTTGTCAAGAGACCAGACTGGAAATGCTTCCATACTGTCAGCTGAATAATTAATTGTTGATGTGATCCCATTTGCTTTTAATACATCTGGATCTAGAGTACAAGGCATGATTCTTATTTCGCCTGTATCTATCTTTTTAAATGTAACTGTAACTTGCCCTTTTTGTAAAGCCTCGAGCAATTTGGCTTTTTCATTGTTGTTCATAATATATCCTATAATAAATGTGAGGGGGCTTTCACCCCTCTGCTGTTATTCTGATTCTGATTCTGATTCTTCAGTAACAGGAACCTGACCTTCGGGAGCTTCTTCAGCTCCTTTAGATGCAGCATTTAGAAAAGTAACAACTCTGTTACGTAATCCTCCAACTGCTTCAAGCTCTGGCCCTTCAAATCCACCTCTTTTGGAACAGATATCAATTATCTGGACCATTGTTGAGATGTCTTGTAGAGACAATTGAACTTGTGGTTCTTCTGTTACTACTTCAGTTTCAGTGGTATTCACTTCTTCTGTCATAATTTTCTCCTATGCATAGTTACGAAAATAAGAAGACCCGCCATCGGCATCTTCCATTCCTACAATATATTTATACATTGTAGCTTGAGTTTTTCTCAAGAGCAATAAAATAATCCACTGGATAGTTACTATTAGTCCAGTTAGAAATTAGCTTTGAGCTTATGCTTACAAAGTAATCTCCTGGAAGTAACTTCAAGTTTGGAATACTTACCACGAAGCTGAACTCATTTTTACATGAGTTGTCTTTATCCAATTCAATCTCAAAAACATTTGAAGTTGAATCTCTTGTATCGAGTACAGAAGCTTCAATTACTCCATTGTTTCCTGTGATTGCTAATTCAGTATGTCCTAAGACAGCTGCAGCTTTACGAATTTGATTTAGTTTATCTTCTTCGATATTAACTCCAAGCTCTGGATCAGGCATCTGAATTTCCTTTTGAGGTGTGGTGAGGATATCGCTTTCTGAAAAGAAATATCTAATCTTTTGTCCACTACCTTGAATTAATACTGACTTGTCTTCAAACTGTAAAGTTGGTTGGTCAATTAAATTTAAAACTGATAAGAATTCGTTTAAGTCATAGACTCCAAACTCTTTTGGAAAGTCTTCTACAATAGTTGCTGATGCAAGAATCGTTTTAGACTCTGAAATTGTCTTTAATTTTTGACCTGGTTGAAATACCAAGTTAGGATTAATTGTTGCGAAGTTTTTTAACACATTCACGGTGTCATTTGATAGATTCATTATTTTCTCCATAATAATATATTATACCATAGTTTACATACATTGTAAACCATTATTTTTTATTTTTGTCATGGCAGTGTAAAGCAATAATAGAATAATGCAAAATCTTTAAAAGATCAGCTCTATTATGTCCTTCCTTTTTGCCATATCTTTGAGCGTACTTAAGTACATTACCCAAAGCAAATCCCATACCATGACCACAATCAATAATGAATTCAGTTGATTGAAACTGATTCTTTGAATAGTGACCTCCGTAAGTTTTATCAATATAAGTTTGAAGTTCAGTAATCAGAGCTTTTTCATTAAACTTATAGTCTATTGTTTCTTTCTTTTTACTAAACATATCTATTTAAATTATCTTTTTGTTTAAATGTTTTTAATGCGTGGCAATTATGGCATGATGTTATAAGATTACTAGGATCATTATTATAATGATCACCATCATAATGATCAATTGTTAATTGACAAGGATCTTCTGGTATAAATCCACAACATTCACATATATCTTTTTTATATTTTACATATTCAAAACCGACTACATTATAAATTACTTTTTTATGATGGCCACAATATTTTTGTCTAGTTTTTAAGCCATCCCTTTTTCTTTTATTACCAGTTGGTGAAGCTTGTCTATTACAACCAGAATATGCGCATACTCTATTTTCATGAGTATTCATTACACTACCTCCTCGTCAAGATATTCAACTTCTGGCGTTACAATCTCATCAGCGTCTACTTTGCTGTAGAGATCAAGGAAAGCTTCTTTAGTATCGGTGTCAAACCTTGAAATACATAAGTCAATTGCTTTATCTCTTTTCTCAAAGATTGAAAATGTTTGAACAATATGGCAAAGTCTACGAGTTGAAATAACTTCATCGACACCATCATCATAAAATGTTTTACGTATAATGTCAGCCCATGTTACGAGCTTATCTGCGAAATCATCGTCTATACAATCAAACTTTTCCATATGCTTTAAAACAATTTTTTTCTCAATCGATAGTGATGGAAATTGTTGATCTACTGATATGGTAAATCTTTCTAGGAAAGCATCATCGATGATTGAAGCAGCTGTAAATCTGCCGTCATCAGAACCTTTGCCTTTTGTATTTGCTGTAGCAATAACATTGAACCCTTCTGCAGGATATACAATATCTCCAGTCTTTTTAACTAGAACTGGTTTGCCTTCAAGGATTCCTTGTAAACACATGATTTTATTTGTTGCTCTATCAATCTCATCGAGAAGTAATATCGCACCGTTTTCCATAGCTTTTAAAACTGGCCCTTTAGAAAAAACTGTTTCTCCATTGATTAATCTGAAGCCACCTATCAAATCATCTTCATCTGTTTCAGGATTAATTTGAACTCTAATAAACTCTTTGCCAATTTTAGCACATGCTTGTTCGACCATAAACGTTTTACCATTGCCTGATAAACCGGATATGTAAGTTGGATAGAACATATCTGACTTGATAATTTTTACAATGTCGTGATATGCACCCCAAGCAATAAATGTATCATCTGTTTTAGCGAAGTTTTTCTCTTCATTTACAATTGATTGCATTTGAGCTGCTTGAGCAGGAATGCTATTGACAATAGATGTATTAACCATTGTTTCTCTTAATGGCTC